AAAACAGGAGTTTATTGTTGCAAAAAAACAACACATGCACAGTTGACACAAAAAAACAATTCTACTATAATACACACATAAACAAAATTTTCAACCCTAACTAGAGGAACACAGCCCATGTCAGATACTCGCACAATAACTTCAGTTCAAGCTCGTCGCAGTTTACTAAAAGCATTCAAACATCAACGTCCAGTATTTCTTTGGGGTCCTCCTGGAATTGGCAAGTCAGAATTGGTAGCAGACATTACTCAAGAACTCGGCGGCTACATGATCGATCTGCGCTTGGGTCAAATGGAGCCCACAGATATTCGCGGTATTCCGTTTTACAACAAAGACTCTGGCAAAATGGACTGGGCTGAACCAGTAGACTTGCCTTCTGAAGAATTGGCCAGTCAGTATCCTGTGGTAGTTCTTTTCTTGGATGAAATGAATTCAGCGGCACCCAGTGTTCAATCTGCGGCCTATCAGCTGATCTTGAACCGTCGTGTAGGCAAATATGTGCTACCTGACAATGTGGTCATGGTTGCCGCAGGCAATCGTGAAAGTGACAAAGGTGTTACATATCGTATGCCAACGCCCTTGGCCAATCGTTTTATTCACCAAGAAATGAAAGTGGACTTTTCAAGTTGGCAAGAGTGGGCAGTCAATCACAAAATCCATAAAGACGTGGTAGGCTACATTGGCTTTGCTAAAAACGACTTGTATGACTTTGATGCCAAAAGTGCCAGCCGTGCCTTTGCTACTCCACGCTCATGGAGCTTTGTAAGCCAAATCTTGGATGACGAAGACAGTGATGATGACACCACAATGAACCTGATTGCAGGCACTGTGGGCGAAGGACTTGCGGTCAAATTCATGGCGCACCGTAAAGTGGCCAGTCGTATGCCCCGGCCCGAAGAAATTTTGAGTGGCAAGGTCACTACCTTGGATGTCAAAGAAGTGTCAGCCATGTATAGCCTGGTGATCTCCATGTGTTATGAGCTCAAAGATGCTATCACAGAAAAGAAAGTTGACGACAAGAAGTTTCATGAAATGGCAGATAATTTCTTTGGCTACATGATGACCAACTTTGAAACAGAGCTGGTTGTCATGGGTGCAAGAATTGCACTGACCACATACAACTTGCCATTCCAGCCTACCAAGCTCAAGAATTTTGACAAGTTCCATACCAAGTACGGCAAATATATTTTGCAGGCTAGTGCTTAAATAGTTCTGGGGGGGTGGTGTAAATAAAACACAGGGATGTGTTCGCACTGCCTCCCTTTCATGACATGACAAGTACATATAACTCTTTATGCATTTTGGTATATTATCCTGCCGGAGCAGGTGGCAAATTTTTCATTAATAGTGTAGGACTAAGTCGCCATTGTGTACCACATGATGTGGTTCATGCAGAATGGGATATAAAACAACATAATTTTGATTTACATTATTACAATACAAAATTACAACAAGTATTAGCTACCATACCAGCGATTGATGATTATCTTCAATGGCAACTATATGAACTAGGAGTTGGAGATAAATGGTATGATAATGAATCAGTATATATTAAAAAAATAATAGATGCTGGCAGAAAGTTTTGTATCTTGGCTCACAATCCTGATCGTTTTAAACAATGTTTAAATAACGATCCTCAATGTATAATTAAACTTACCAATTATGGATCATGGATGAAAGCAGCTAAATTTAAGAATATTTTGTTATCAAATGATATTGAAAATAAAATTTCTCACTGGAGTTATATAGATAAACAAGAACTAAAAGAATTTGATTTTCCTTACCTGTTAATTGATATAGATGCAATTATGTTTGATAAAAATGCTATGACAACACAGATCAAACACTTATATTCTGAATTAAAATTTGACGATTTTAATTCAGAATTGTGGGGTCAATATTACGACAAATATATTAATTTCCATAAGGCAATTTATGAAATACAAAATAATCCGACTTGATGCCAGATACAATCATCGTAATCGATTCAAATACTTGATCTCATTTACCAAGGTACCGGGCCACTCGGCTATATTAGACTTTGACCGATGCCGTAGATGGCTCAATGATACCTATGGTTGGAGCCAAGATGTAGAAATGCAATTCCCTATGACCAAGGCTCAAAAGTCTCATCCAGAAATTACAGATGTTGAAATCAATCAGCATTGGGCGTATAACATAAAATACAACGACTATAGAATCTATGTGGCTGACGATCAAGTTTTAACAATGTTTCAGCTACGATGGGCTCAATAGCACCTAATTATGACTTTACGGACTTTATCAAACGGCTCAACGGAGGTTCGCTTATGGCCAAAGCAAAAATAAAATGGCATAGATTGCCCGGCTACAAACTCAAAGCCACCTGGGAGCCCGGGCCAAGAATAATGGGTCTTAAAGAGTCGGACATGGATCCCATACACGATTGGTCAAAAGATCGCAAGTGTGGAGTCAGGGTAAGTTTTGACATGTGGCGGTTCAAGACACCTGAAGAAATGACTATGTTTTTGTTGAAGTGGTCATGATGGATAGTCTGTCAGCATGGTATGTGGTTAGTGTTCAGGCTCCTGTTATAAACTCTGATCCGATCAATGGACATCGATATCAAGGCTGGCGACCTTGCATGGAATGGTGTGTGGAAACATTTGGAGGCGGTATAGGAGCCACTGCATGGGGGCCGGGATGGCGTTTTGTGGGCGAAGGTGTGTTTGAATTCCAGCAGGAGCAAGATAGAACAATATTCCTGTTGAGGTGGTCATGAGCAATAACAAACATTATGCAACCTATGAACAAAGACTAGACACTGTTCTAGGAGCAGAAGCTCAGGACTGGGCCAGAATTCGTAGAGCACGAGAAGAGTTTGACCAAGAATTTCGAGCGGTTCCTGATATTGCAGAAGATGATAAGATGTTTGTGTCTTGGTTGGCAGGAACCTATGGTATACAATTGACCATGGCACCAAATCATGGTATTGAAAACACGTTTCAACAAATTATAGATGCACAAAAGTACACAGTATTTTTATTAAAATTTAGTTGATATGCAACACATCGAAATCAAGAAAAATTTAATTATTTTTAAACGACCTGAGGTATGGCACGAAATTCGCGAACAAATGATTCAGGACTTTGGGCGGATCAATATTATTATCAGTTGGCGATGCAAGAGAGAATTTGGATTTACTGTTAGAGAACATCGTGGACTTGAACCGCACGGCAAAGATTTTTTAGATCTCGTTGGTGATGATTGGAAGTATAGGTATCACTATCAAGATCAAATACACTTGGACTTTTATTCCGAAGCACAGATGACCTGGTTTCAACTCAAATACTTGAATATCTAGATAACATTTAAGTAAATATAAATATGCTAATAGGAAAATAGTATGAAAATTAACCACATAGTAGTTGTAGGAACAGGATTTGGTGGATGGTATACTGCACTAGGATTACTGACTAATTTTCCAGATATTAAAATAACAATTATCGGTAGTGATAAAATTCCAAAACTCCGCGTTGGTGAATCAGCGTCATTTGATGCTCCATATAATTTAAAAAGACTAATGGGGCTCAACGATGATAGAATGTTTATGAGAGTAACTGGTGCAACTTATAAATATGGCACAAGATATTTCAAGCTGAATAGTGATACTGAATTTGGTTCAGCTTTAGGAAAATTTCATAATGTAAAAATAGGATCTTTATCAAGATTCTTTGGTGGGTTTGATTACCCAGATTTTCACGAACCTTGGAATTTTAAACCTGGAGATACTGGAATACAGGATGCGTGGTTATGGGAGTATAAAAATACTAAAAAATCAGCAGTTGACTACGAAAACGAATTGTTAGATTGTACTTTTTTTAATAACAATCCAGCAGCACCCTACAATGACAATAGATATATTTTACGTCCAAACGATGGATATAGTTATCATATGGATGCAGAAAAAACTGCACATTTCTGTGAACAGTTGATTCGTCAAAAACACAGCGACAGAATCACGGTGATAAATGATGTTGTTGATCATGTTATCATAGAACATGGGTCAATATCTGAATTATTATTAAAAAATGGTTCTAATATTGTTGGGGATTTATACTGTGATGTTAGCGGAATTCATCGAGCATTAATTAAAAACTTTGATAATGCAGTATGGAAAGATTGCAGTGAGTATTCTCCAGATTCAGCCATGGTTTTTCCAAGATTATATATTGACCCGCAAAAAGAAATGATAGCAACAACCACATTCCGCGGAGAAGATTACGGATGGGGGTTTAATATTCCTCTTTATCACAGAACTGGTAATGGTTATGTTTTTAAAAAAGAATTAGCCGATGTTGATAAAATACAAGGTATATTAGGAAAAAGATACAATTCTAAAATTAATACATCATTGATTACTTGGAGTCCCGGCTATTATGAAAAGCCATGGTTGGGAAATATGTTGTCATTGGGGATAGCAGCAAATTTTATTAATCCCTACGATGCTAATGTTATTCATGTACAAAGTCGTGGATTAGACCATTTAATATCGGTATTAAAAGATCAATCAACTTATAATGACATGCAAAATAAGTTTAATCAAGCATTAAAAATAGTAAATGAAGAAATTGATATACGGCTAAGGATGCTTTGGGGTTTTAGTACAAGATCTGGAGATTTTTGGGATATTCAAAGAGAACAATGTAAAAAATATAATTATTTAGAAATTTTAGAAAAAATTATAACAAAAAAATTTACTCAAATTGATGAAGTATTTACGTGGGATTGGAGTTTTCAGTATATCGGACTTATTGCAACAATGAAATTAGATATATCAAAATTTGATATCCCAAAGCCGTCTGACGCAGATTTAGAAATGGCACGAGCATTTTGGCAATATAATACTGCAAGAAATAATTATATAAAACAAAGCTCATGGCCTAATTATTACGAATGGCTTAAAGCAAATAGATACGATGGTCAAAGTTCTGAAGCTATTTTACAAGAGATTAATCCTGATCTTTGTAAAAATTAAACAGTTGACAATCAATTGAATTTTCTGTATAATTACTATATTGAGTCAGTAGTTCCAATCGGCAGAACGGCAGTCTCCAAAACTGCATGATGGGAGTTCAAATCTCTCCTGGCTCGCCAAGAACAATGCAACGGTGGCAGAGTGGTCCAATGCAACGGATTGCAAATCCGTAAAGCCGTAGGTTCAAATCCTACCCGTTGCTCCAAATATGGTAAAGCAGTTGACTCCTACGGCATAAATAAATGTAGTAAGGATCATTATGTTCTGTCAATATTGTAATAAATTAGCTAAAAGTACCATATCAAAACAACAACACGAAATTAGGTGTAAATCTAATCCATTTTGCTTGTCAATGGATTATCTTAAAGGTAATTCTTCTGTAAATGGAAAAATGGGCATCGATCCTACTCCATGTAGGTTTTGTTCTAAACTTTACAATAATAAAATTGCATTATCCAATCATGTTACTCGATGCGCAGATAATCCCAATCGAGTTATACAAACTTTTACACCAGCTGGAAGGGAACGAGCAATAGCAAAAAATAAAGCATTCAGGCATTCAGAAGAAACTAAAAAGAAATTATCAGAGTCAATGAAACGGGCTGTTGATCGAAATCCCGAAGCATATTCAAGTGCAAATAGAGGTAGAACTAAACAAATAGTAGTAGACGGAATTAAGTTACAAGGACAATGGGAAGTTGATTTTTACTTATGGGCAAAAGACCAAGGGTTAAATCCTGGCCGTCCTACAGAGTCATTTACATATGATTGGAATGGCACTAGAACTTACTTTCCAGATTTTTATATTGAATCGTTGGATTTATATGTAGAAGTTAAAGGATACGAAACTGATAGAGATCGTTCAAAATGGTTGCAATTTCCTAAAAAATTATGTATAATTAAAGAAACAGAAATAAAAAAAATTAAAAATAAAACTTTTAGGGCAAGTAGCTTAGTGTCCCAAAGCAGTGTTCTCATAAAGCATTGATCGTGGGTTAGAATCCCACCTTGCCCACCAAATATTTTTTATTGTGTTCAATTCCCTCCCAACGCACCATTTTACTGTGTTGTTTTTATGCAACAGCAGTGATTTGACACAAAATTCACGATTTGCTATAATAACTACATATACATAAAGGACTGTTATGAGCGCAACAACAACAACAGAAAACAAAGATGCCAGTAAATTTGCCAATCTGCTTGGCCCTACTATCAGCTCAGAAGATCGTGACGCTAGAGAAAAACTGATCACTGCCAGGGTTGGACTGTTGCTCAAGGCCAGTTTCTTTGGCAATTTGGCCACACGTCTCAAATTGGTCAATGCAGATGAATGGTGTGGCACTGCTGCCACAGACGGCAGAAACTTCTACTACAACAGCCGTTTTATCCGAATGCTCAAACCCAAAGAAGTTGAATTCTTGTTTGGTCATGAAGTGTTGCATTGTGTGTATGATCACTTTGGTCGTAGAGGCGACAGAAATCCTCAATTGTACAACATTGCCAGTGACTATTGTGTCAACGCAGACTTGAAGAAACACCGTGTGGGCGAGTTCATAACATCTGTTCCTTGCTTGTATGACGAAAAATACGAAGGCATGAGCTCTGAAGAAATCTATGACATCTTGTATAAAAATGCCGAAAAGATTGATATTGGTAGTCTAGTTGACAAAATGATTGATGACCACATGGATGGTCAAGGCGACGGCTCAGGTGATGGTGATGACCAAGGCAAAGGTCGACCCCGGCTCACCGAAGAAGAACGCCAACAGATCCGTGACGAGATCAAAGAAGCGGTGTTGGCAGCCGCGTCAGCTGAAGCCAATGGTGCTGGCAACATTCCTGCAGGTGTGCGTAAAATCATTGAGAATTTGACTGCACCCAAAATGAACTGGCGCGAATTGTTGCGTATGCAATTGGAGAGCACTATCAAATCAGACTATACCTGGATGCGAGCCAGCCGCAAAGGTTGGCACATGGATGCTGTCATGCCTGGCCGCAAGCCCGACGAGCTGATTGATATTGCTGTCATGATTGATATGTCAGGGTCAATCAGTTCGGAAATGTCACGAGACTTTTTGAGCGAAGTGGCAGGCATCATGGAACAGTTCAACAGCTACAAAATACACGTGGCCACATTTGATACTGAAGTGTACAATCCACAACAATATGACAGTGAAAATCTTGACTCCATTACTGACTATGATCTCCAAGGCGGTGGCGGCACAGACTTTGAATGCATGTACAACTATTTGAAAGAAGCTGATATCCAGCCCAAGCGTCTTGTGGTGTTCACAGATGGTTTTCCATATGGTTCATGGGGCGACGAGAACTATGCAGACACTGTGTGGGTGTTGCATGGTACCACCACAATTGTGCCACCCTGGGGCCAGTATGCTTACTATGAGGAAGAAAAGTGAGAACTGTAGTAGATTGTTTAATAATTGTGGCCTTGTGGGAATTTCTGTATTTCAATCTTACTGCAATTCCCAAACAAGACTACATTCACAATAATCCTTATGTATACAGTTGGGTGAGAAAATGAACAAACGAATTAAAGAACTGTTTGGACAGGCTATGGATCAATCTATACCAGAAACTTGGACTACACTGACCCATTCTCAGTTGTCAATACTAAAGGACAAGTTCGCCGAGTTGATTGTCAGGGAATGCACGGAGCAGGTTTGGTATACTCGTGAAGATGGTATCAATGGCAATATTTCCCAAGTTATTAAAGACAGGATCAAAGAACATTTCGGAGTTAAATCATGAGTTGTGATTGCTATAAAGTTGGTGGGCCTTGGATTGCCGAAGATCCACACTGCCCCGTTCATGGAATAGATGCACAGGCCGCTGAACGCAGTCGCGATCGGCATAAGGGCTATTTGCGTGATTGTATTGATCAAGCAACCACAGTCGAAGAACTCAAGGCTTGCTTGTATGACATGTTGGAGATGTTATGAAGACTTATGAAGAAGCCATCCAGTTTGCCTGTGATCAAGTTGCAGAAGGATCAAAGGATCTTCGCTATGTTAAGTGGGCAGTATACATCATGCTGGCAGGCATCTACGATAAGACCCAGGAAGAAGTCTACAAGGACCTGGAAGCAGAGTTGGCCTGGCGTGCAAGTGCAACCGCAGCCGCAAAGAAGGAACAACGCCGTGCAGATCAAGAACAACGCAGACTGGCTAACTTGGAGCGTAAACAAATTAAATCAGAACTTGGTTACAGCCGAGTTGGCATGTGGGGCAAGGTATGAACGAACGAATTGAAAAACTTGTCGAACAGGCTACTATTAAAACTTCTCATCGGTATATTACTTGGGGAAATACGGTTGCTACTCAGTCCGAAGAAGTCTTTGACAAGGAAAAGTTCGCCGAGTTGATTGTGCAGGAATGTTGTGCGATTGCCGATCAAGTAGAACGAGCAGACATGGATTCTTATGTGAGCAAATATATTCGAGCACATTTCGGAGTTGAAGAATGACCGACCGAATTGTCAAGAATTGGGTGACTGTACATAGGTGTAATGTTGAAGCAGCATTAAAATGGGCAAAAAATTATCCACAATATATCACCAATGACTATGCCGTTATTGGTGGTCGTACTGAACATTATCAAAAGGGTGATGATGAAGACAATTTCGATTTCTTTTGGGTAATGTCTGAACCAATGGAACAATTTAAGAAACATTTCGGAGTTGAAGAATGAACGAACGAATCCGACAGTTAGCAACAGAAGTTGGCATTAGTGTTGAATACTTAAACAATACCAAACAGTGGCCATTGATAGAGGCATTAGCCGAGTTGATTGTGAAGGAATGTGTTGATTGTGCTCGCGGAGCAGGTCTTGCCGACGATGTTGCAGTACGAAATACACTTGGATTCAATGATGGTATTGCAGAAGCAGTAACTAATATAAAGAAACATTTTGGAGTTGAACTATGATTATTTTAAACACATCAAATCGTCCCGCACCGCCGGTGAATACTGCATCCAATTTAAATATTGTGTATATCACAGACTTTGCACCTGGCTCTCCACCTGCCAACAATATCTTCCTGGCCTATCAAATAGCACAAGGGTCACATCCTGGTTCTGCTATTTTAATAAATACACCTTTCTATACGGCACCAGATACACCGCAGTATGCAGCCATGCCGTCAATCACAAGTGTGCTCAAACCGCCGGTTGCACCAGTGTATGATGCCAACTATGCCATGCTGGTAGGAACCAATCCACTGGGTGCCATATTGGGGTACAATGCTCCTCTTCTCAATCCTATACATTCATGAACATAGACGATTTAATTCATATCTTTCGCCCTCAGATCCAACAAGGCACTAAAAAATTACACTACATGTTGATAGAAGACCTACATGTAAAAATACAACATCATCCTGTGGATAGATTGGAAGAGTTGATTCCAGTATTAAAAAATTTCCAATTTGAAGGCTACAAGCCCGGACATATAGCGAGGTTTGTGAAATGAAAGAATATCTAATCGAATTTGATGTGTCTTTGTGGACATATGTGTTATACTACCGGAGTGAGAAGTATACATTAAAAACTCTTGATCGCAGGCGAGCACATGAATTGGCAGAATTAAAAATGTCATGTGTAGACAGACAGGAAACAAATCATAATGAAACAGTTTTTTGATTGGTGTAAACAATACTATGTAGAGATCACATGGTTTCTCATAGGCTGGTTGGTGCTGTCTGCCATGATCAATATTGGTAATGAAAATTATCTTGTGGCATTCACCAACATAGTGCTGGCAGGTGCCAACTACTTACTTTATAGGAATAAATTATGATCACAATCAAACAATGGATGGAACTGGTTGATTATAGAATCACCGAAGGCACTGACTATCTTCTAGCAGGTCAAAGTCTTTTTTCACTGAATTCCTGGAACAGCCGTTACAGCGATGGTGGGTACAGCATGGAGATTGTGTTTGATCAAAAGACACAAGATGTGTACTTGGTAGAAGTGTGTGATTATCAACGCAATCGTGCCTACAGATTGATCAATCCTGACCACGCAGATCTTGAATATGACAAAACTGCCTGGGACGATGTAGCATGGACGGATCTTGATGTTGAAGCAGACTGGTTGGAAAAAGCCACTGCTATCATTGCTGGTCTAGATTATGATACTCGTGTGCAAATGACCATTGACCTACCACATGATCAACTGCACAAACTCATGCTACAGGCACATCAAGCAGATATCACGCTGAATCAACATATTGTAAAAATTCTGCATGGGGTCATGGAAGATCGCCGACTAGAAGAAATCGCCGAATCAATCGCACCCAGGGCAAACTTCCGTGATTAAAGGTATTATTAGCAAAAACAGCAAATGGGTAGATATATCTGGATCCCAGTATTCTAGTTCTGTTTACATAGATAACCAAAAGGTTCAACAGGGCATTGCAGGACAAGTCAGGCACAACGGTAATGATTTTGAAATCAATGATGGCAACAGTTGGAAAGTTCTCTACGAAAACCTGGTAGAAGTGGGCCTGAGTCCGACGGCACTAGAAGCGTTGAGCTGGGTAGAGAAAAAGATGGCCGTAGAACGACAGGCTGAAGAATTAGCCCGACACAATGTCACAGTCAAAGATGCCTTGTATCGTTATCAACAACAGATTACAGATGCAGAACTGCAACTGAAAATGGTTGTGGCATTGGTACAAGATCACACCCAATCAGTTTAACCAAAAAGCCCGTTTACAGGGCTTTTTCAATGACAAAAATATTTTCTAAAACGATTTAACAAGTAAATATCTACATGGAAGATACAACACAACCCGTCACAATCACAATTGCAGATCTTGATGTACTAAAAAACATTGTGGATCTTGCATCAGCTCGCGGCGCATTTCGCGGAGCTGAATTAGCCGAAGTTGGTGCAGTTTACAACAAACTCACACAATTTCTCGAAACAGTAGTAGCACAAGCCAAGGCACAAGCCGACGCGACCGAGCCAACCAATCCAGGAGAATAACATGGCATTTATAAAACACGTAGGTAGAATGGGCGATCGCAAGTTATGCGTATTATTTAGACAAGTGCCCGGCGAGGATCACATGTGCTTGATTATTCATCCTGAAGTATTACCAGCACACTGGCAAGATGCTATTCAGCGAGTAATCGAAAGCGATATTGGGCAACAAGCAGATGAATTAGCAAATGCCCTACATCGTAGCCTGTTGCCCGACGGTCGTCCTGTGCTAGAAACTCTGCACAACGAGCGTATGATTAAAAAAGTACGCACTGCAGATGTGATCATGACTCCCAATACCAATTCCAGTATTAGACTAGACGAACTCAACAAGATGTTGAACGAAATGAAACAAGGTGAAGATGCCATCAAACGCATGGCACAAAATGATGCCAGCCGTGGCATGGTTGAACCCGGAGTCAAACGTGCGGCCGAAGCTGAATACAAGCGAGGTCGTGCCGAAAAAGCAGATCCCAACTATGTTGCGCCACCTGTGCTCAAGGCCGGACAAGATGGGGCACTGTCAGATCGCGACATTGCAGCCAACATGTTGGCACAGGCCAAGGCCATGGAACTCAATGCCAAACAAATGGTGGCCGAAGCAGCTCGTATGAAGAAAGATGCTGAACGTATGGATCCCACTGTGAATGCAAAAAATGCCAAAACAGCCAAGATGGAGACTGTGCCAGTGGCAGTAGAAACTATACCAGCACCCAAAGCTCGACGTTCCAAGGCCAAAGTTGCAGATGCCGCAGCTCAATGATGACTTTCTAAGCCAATGGGAACACATAGTTGCCGGAGTTAACAAAACTGATGTTCCCTTGGAATGTATTAAAAAAGTCATTATTAAATTTCACGGACGGCAGCAACAAACTATCAATTTACACACTCTTAGAAAGCAAGGACTTGATTATGAAGACATCGAGAACATGCTAACTCGGACGCTCAACGACCTTGACGACAAAATTCGAGATATTGATTTTGTCGTTGATATCACTGCTGTGGCAGAAATGGTTCAACCCGAAACTGATAAACTATTAAAGAAACTATGAATGTACGATTACTGTCTTACAGCCAACCCACTGACCAGTTTAGAGACATGGGCCTTGAGAATGCACAAGAACTCATTGCGTATTGTGCCCGGGTGTCAAATCCTGCCAATCAACTGAACACTGAAACCAGTGAAAAGCTCATCCGATACCTCATCCGGCACTCGCACTGGAGCCCACTCGAAATGGTTTCAGCCTGCATGGAAATTACGACAACACGAGATATTGCACGGCAAATCCTACGCCACCGAAGCTTCAGCTTCCAAGAGTTCAGCCAACGTTACGCTGATCCAACGCAGGATCTTGGCTTTGTATTCAGAGATGCCAGAAAGCAAGACACAAAGAATAGACAGAACAGCATAGCACTAGACGTTCAAAACAACGACGATGATCGGCGCCTGGCTTATCAATGGGAGCAGTTGCAACAAAATGTTATCAATCAAGCTCGCGCCGCCTACGAGTGGGCCGTTAGCATGGGTATTGCCAAAGAACAGGCCAGAGCAGTACTGCCAGAAGGACTCACCGAAAGCAGGCTGTACATGAATGGTACCTTGCGTTCATGGATACATTTTATTGAATTGCGTAGTGCCAATGGAACGCAACTGGAACATCAGCAAATAGCTCTTGAATGTGCCAAAGTCATAGCAGAAATATTTCCCATGGCCACCGAATTAGTTGCACAAGTTTGACAAGTGTGCTAGAATGTAGATATGATACAGACTTCTACAAACACCGATGAAAAATGGTCTGAGTTATTCCAGGCACCGTACACAAAAATTATCAACGGTAAAGCTGTAAAATTTTCTGATGTTGTAGTGCATTCTTTTCCAATGGGAGACGTAGAAGACCCAGACTTATATGCTGGGCAACCTTTGTTTGAATGGCAAGAAACCGAAGCAGGCTCCTGGGTAATGGCACACGCTGTAGATAAACCCTACTGGGTCCGTCGAGCAGACTCATATAATTATGGATTTAGATTTTACATATTTGCAAGATTAAGCGAAGCTGATCAAGTATATTGGCAATTAAAATGGGGAAATAAATGAATATTTTAGTAACAGGTGGTTGTGGATTGATTGGACACAACGTAGTACATCTATTAGAGCAACTAGGACACGAAGTCTCTATCATAGACAATCGAACCACATATGGATTGGTACCCGAGACTGAGATAAATTATCTCATGCATGAACGGTTAAAAAAGGTCAAATCTCGATCAATCTACAAAGAAAATATCGAAACTGCGGTAACTACAGATTATATTATAGCCAAACACAAACCTGATATTGTAGTACACATGGCCAGCTTTCCTAGACAAAAAGTTGTAAATGTAAATCCCGCCTGGGGCAGTAGAGTCATGATGGAAGGACTCATCAATGTACTTGAAAGTTCTCGCAAACACGGTGTTAAAAAAGTCGTGTACATTTCTAGCTCAATGGTGTATGGTGACTTTTCTGATGATGTCTCAGAAGACGCAGCATGTAATCCAATTGGGCAGTACGGAATTATGAAACTAGCAGGAGAACACCTTGTCAAAGATTATGCACGTCGTGGCAGTTTTGATTATACTATTATTCGCCCTAGTGCTGTATATGGGCCACTTGATGTTGAAGATCGAGTTGTTGCCAAATTCATGCTGGCAGCCATGCGAGGAGGAACCCTTAAAGTCAACGGAGCAGGAGAAACCTTAGACTTTACCTATGTCGATGATGCAGCCGCTGGTATTGTTGCCGCGGCACTAAGCGAAAATACCAACAACAAAACATACAATATTACCAAGAGCCATAGTGTTAGCCTAAGTCAGGCTGCTGAAATGATTGTTGACATCGTTGGCACTGGCAATATCGAAATAAGAGACAAAGATGCAGACTTTCCAAGTCGTGGTGCATTAAATATTGATGCGGCTCGCAGAGACTTTGGATTTGACCCCCGAGTAGATGTTCGTGAAGGATTTGAAAATTACTACACTTGGCTTAAAAATAGCCTTTACTGGGCTCCAAAAGCAGTACAACAATCTCAGAACTGAAATACTTGATGCCATAGATACTGTGCTGAGATCCGGCCAGTTGATGAATGGCAACAACACTGCGGAGTTTGAATCGTGGTTGGCCAAGCGAAACAGTGTGAGACACGCAGTCACTTGCCATTCAGGTACTCAGGCCCTGGAGATCATGGCCCAATACTATGCCCAACAATACGATCATACTGATCTACGAGTATTGATCCCTACACTAACATATCAAGCCACTGCCAATGCGTTTCTTAGAGCAGGATGGCAAGTGGAATTTGCTGATGTAGATCGCAATGGTCTGGTCAACTATGACACCATTGATAACGACCGAGTTTATCATGCCACTGTGCTGATTGGCCTATATGGAGCGGTACCACACTATCCTGTGGATCAATTTGCCAGTGGCATACTGTTGGAAGATGGTGCACAACACTGGTTGGCCAAAAGATCTTTTGGTGTTGCCAACGCTCAGGCAATCAGTTTTGACCCAATGAAGAACTTGAGCAACTACGGCAACGGTGGTGCAGTTGTGACCCCAGATCGTAGCTTGATGGAATTTGCTCGTAGTTGGAGAGACAATGGTAAACCTTCTAACACAGATGTGGGCACCAACAGCAGGATGAGCGAAATTGACTGTGCTACCATGTTGGTCAAAACCAAATACATTGACCAGTGGCAGGCCCGCAGAGAAACAATCGGCGACTACTGGTGCGAACGATTAAAAAATCATGCCAACATACGATGTTTAATCAATGATCGAACTCGACGAGGACATTGTTTTCACAAGTTTGTGATAGAAGTAGATTCAGCAGATATACTACAACGCAATCTTGACATAAGAAAAATTGAAACCAAAGTGCACTATCGCAACCCCTTGCATGAACTACCTGTTTTTCAATCTTTTGCAGGGCCCGACATGATGAGTGTGGCTTCTATGCTGAGCCGTCGTGTGTTATCACTGCCAATATATCCTGAACTCACAGACTTAGAAGTAGAATATATTATAGAGCAGTTGATAGATTGCGTTTGAAAAACGCATAGCTAGCCAACCAAGCCCAGTCGTAGCTTTTTCTAAGCTCGTTGAACTCTCCGTTGACACTATCATAAAAGTCCATGGCGTCTTGTGCACCTTTGTGGCTCCAATGTCCATTGACAATAGCACCAGTGTCTTCTTTTAACCAGGCTTTTAGTCGGTATTCGTTTTCTACATTGGGCAAGCCGGCACGTAGTTTGAGTGCTTCGCGGAAAGCAGTACGCCAGCATGTCCACGGATCTTCGCAATACATTGCAAGTCCTGACAGTACAGGAACTACTTCGTGTGCAGAATCCAATGTAAAGTCTAGACCATGACCAGCATTGGCTAATACTAATTTTTTATTGTAAGCAATCATTGCTTGATGTCCGTACTCTAATCCATTCACAGGATTACTAGCATGGAAAATATAGTGCTTGGGTTCTTGTAGTCGATCAGGTTGCCATGTCCAATCAAAACTTTGTTCAACCCATAGTTTAGCAAACACTGCAAAAAACCACGGAGTTGTGCTGGCCTCAGCAGCAGCATGATAGGCTGCCACACGACCGTTGACACCGTCCACACGCACAATGCGATTGGTGCCAGTATGTGCAGCATTCAAATGTTTCCAGTGTTCATTGGCCATGGATTCACCGTTGCTGATAAACACAATGTCCAAAGGTGTTCCTTTCAGTGTTCGTTGACCACGATCAATATATGGATAATCATACAGTTGAGTTTTTATATATGGCACTGCTGATTTTGGCACCACAACACTTTCTGCACCTGGATCTAACGGCACAACTGTTTTGGTTTTTTCTCTCCATAACGGCACCGCAGGTAATTTTACCGCAATATCTCTAGTGGTAAACAATGCCAATGGACCGGCCCAAGACTGTGTTTTGACCGCATCTACGTGAGTATCGTCGGTGTGTTTGATCACAGGCATAGGTCTCCGTGGCACAGATTGATCAACAAAGTTCAAATCGTACCACTCTAACAATTGGCATCGTTCAGCACGATAGCGGAACGTAGGTACATGCATAAAAAATGTGTCGCCAAACTTTTCGCCGTCACTTGCAAACACGTGTAACATACTGGCTTGCCATTGCTCTGGATGCCATGAAAAATCAAAATCATTGTAATCACAAACACTGCTGCAGATCCAGATAAATTCTTCTTGTGAACCTTTGGCTATGCGTTTGAGCACATCAAAATAATTGTCAAAGTATCGCACTGTTTTTGATGCTTCAGGGATTTTTCCTGCATTGCCATCCATGTGATCTATTTCATAAACAGCCGTGGCCACACGCTGAGACTGTATGCGAATCTGATCCACAAATTTTGTGTCTGTGGCTCCAGGCACAGTGTACACAGGTCCACCAGTGCGCTGATGTTGTGTACCAAATTGGTATATGTAAGGCGGATCAGTGGTATCAGGATGCCAGGTCCAGTCAAACGATTCAATATCCATACCTGTAGGAATAGTCCAACAATCATTTACTATGGTCACTGCGGCTCTTGGATGTGCTACATATTTTATTTGTTCAGCACCAGGTACCAAGTAGCAAGGACCGCCAGTTTTTTGCCATTGTGTGCCAAATTGATATATCAGTGGAGGTTCTGTAGGATCTGGATGCCAGCTGTAATCCCAGTTGTCAACGCCGTCAGGTGTTATCCACCCTTCATAATTTTCAAGCCTTGTGATCACAGGAGCCGCATGATAGGTAGTATCTGTGAATCCTGCCGTAGGCACAAGGTATGTGCCAGAATCTTTTTGCCATTGGCTGGCCCAGGCATGGCATTGAGTAGATTGCCAGGGCACTGGCTCCCAAAGAAAATCAAAGCCAGAGTAGTCCGATAAGTAATTTATCCACCAAAAATACCTTGTACGACTTAGTGTTCTTGCATGTTCAATATCAGTCGCTGGTTGCTCGTGAAGAAATACGTTAGGTTGAGTTCCAGAATAAAATACGTCAAACATAATGATTAGAATAGATGAAATTTACAACAATACATTTTGGCCATGGCTAAAGAAAAACAAACCAGGCACTAGATTATTTTTTTGTGATCCGCCGGGCAGAACAGATCCGGACAGTCTATTTAATCTAGGAGTCGAAGACATTGCAGAAACTGATTATGTATTTTTTCACGATCAAGAACCTGTACATTTAGATTTGCATCAATCGTTGTTTAATGAAGTTGTTGAACGAAATCTAGATATACAAAAACCTCCGAGGCCAGGGAATAATAGTGTATTCTTTGGACATGTAATAGTAAGTGAACAAGGTGAATTTGTGGAGCAACTGTGTGCAAATTACAGATGGACTAGTCATTATTATTTTTATCATGGCTGGGCTTGTAAAGATTGGTTTCGTGGATACGATAAATCATTTTTAATTCCCAGGGCCCAAGATCGTGTGCCAACACGTACTTTTATCAGCCCAAATAGAATAGTTGCTGGAAAGCGTGATCATCGTGTGTTGTTTTTGTATAATGTATTTAAAAATAGGCTGGAAAACAACTGGATATCTGCACCACGTACATGTGTGTACGAAAACGTAGATATATCAATTGTGGCTAAAAAGTATAATAACATATATCCTGACATAGAGCAAATATTTCAGTCAGCAGAATTGCCTAAATTATTTCCAGGAGAAGAAACACAATCGATGACAAGCTGTTGGTTAACTAACTTTGATCAGTCTGCAGATAGTTTAGTGTACGTTCCAACTGAAACAGTATATTTTGGTCGTAGATTGCATATAACAGAAAAAACATTCAAAGCAATTGCACTAGAAATGCCGTTTGTACTAGTGGCACCTGCACATAGTTTACGTTATATGAAAAGCTATGGATTCCAAACATTTCAAGGAATCTTTGATGAAAGCTACGATGATGAAACAGATGATATTGTTCGAATCGAAAAAGTCACTAAGTTGTTGAAAGATCTTGATAATCTATCAATCAAAGAACGCCAGAAAATACACAGAGCTTGCTTACCCATAGTAAAACATAATTTTGAGCATTTTTACGGTACGGGGTTTGAAAATATACTTTGGCGAGAACTAATGGAAATGCTTGATGAGCTTGCCGTTTAATTTTATCACTGATTGCATTGTACAAGACAAAATATATCCTGCACTGGCCCAGTGGAAAGCAAAACCTTATACACTTGGATGGAGAGATTTTGCACAGCATTGGCCAAACACTGTGCCTATTGAACTACTGGAACATTGTAGAATTCACAATTATCCGCACAATATATCTACTACTGGTACAGGATTTTATGCAATTGGTATTGGATTTTTTAATTTTGATGTTGATTATTTTGAATTAATACCCAACTGGGTGTTTAAAAATAAAAATACAATTTTATTTTACTATCATGAAGGTGATAATCCTTACCGCATTAAACAAAGATTGGATCAACTTTGTCGTAAACACAAACTGTCCATCAATTGTTATCGTTTTGTCAGTGGGAATACTTCAGCAGATAACATTCCAGGATTTATATATTTTTCTGATCACGAGTTGCTATACTGGCACCGTAATAGTAAAGTATCAGCTACTTCTATTAATTTAAATCGCCGTCATAAAGAATTTACTGCACTATCACGTACACACAAATGGTGGCGAGCCACTGTTATGACTGATATGATTCGCAATGAACTATTATCAAATAGTTATTGGAGTTATCGCACAGATATAGCACTTGACGAATCTCTCAAAGATAATCCCATTGAAGTAGATACGTTAGCAATTAGATCAGACATAAATGATTTTTTAATAGGAGCTCCTTATACATGTGATAACATGACCGCAGATCAACACAACGATCACAGTACACTTGAAACTGACCATTATTTTAATGCTTATTGTAATATTGTGCTAGAAACGCATTACGATGCTGATCAAAGCGGTGGTGCATTCTTAACTGAAAAAACATTTAAGCCAATCAAACATGGACAGCCATTTGTTGTTGTTGGACCACCTGGAAGTTTATCAGCACTGCGTAAGTTAGGATATCGCACATTTGATCATGCTATTGACAATAGCTACGATCTAATTCAAGACAACACACAACGTTGGCAAAAAACACTCAAAACTATTCAACAAATACAACAACAAGATATGCATGCGTGGTTCCAAAGTTGTATTGATGATGTACAACATAATCAACAATTATTTTTAGCATCAAAATATGCAAGATTAAATACTTTATACGAAAGATTACATGATTAATAGTTATACAAGTTGGCAACCGTTGGAAGAAGTTATTGTTGGACGTGCATACACACCTGATTACTTCGACTTCATTGACAATGCTCAGGTTCGCAACCAACTACAACAAATTTTATTTGAGACCGAAGAAGATTTAAATAATCTTCAAAAGATTATAGAGACATACGGAGCCCGTGTGCGTAGACCAAATTTAATGCAGAAAGATCAATTTCAAAATTTACAAGTGCAAGGAAAAGGTGCGCCACTACCACCATTGACTCCTCGAGATTGGCAGATAACTTTAGGTCAAACTTTGTTACGTGTGTTGCCAATGAATGAGCTGGATGTTATTTGCGAAGAGTACACCAATCAAGTTGTTAATCCTCATGGAAAATACTGGGATCCAAATTGTATATTAAATGGTGCTAGCGCCAGTTGTATTGTGCGTGTGGGTCGTGATATATTTTTTGATAACAGTGATTTTTTGCGACCTGATCAAACACAATGGATAGTAGATAATGTACTGGGATCAGATTACAGAATACACGAAGCTATAACAGATGGGCACGGCGATGCTGTGTTTGCTATTTTAAAGCCAGGTGTGATACTATCTAGCAAACATGACATGCATCTACACCTAGCAGAAGACTTTCCAGGATGGGATGTTATGAAAATATGGGACTCCAGTATATGGGCTGCCATGGAAGTTGGCAAGTTTAAGTATGAAACAAGTCCGGGTGCATGGTATGTACAAGGACAAACTCCAACACCTGAATTTACAACTTTTGTTGACACTTATCTAAACAAATGGACTGGATTTGTAGCCGAAACGGTATTTGATGTTAACTGTCTTGTATTGGATGAAGAAAATGTAATTTTCAGTGCTTATAACCGAGATGTGTTTGATTTCTGTAAACGTCACAGAATTAATCCTATCATCAGTGAACTCAGACACAGCTATTTTTGGGACGGTGGAATTAGTTGTTGCACGCAAGATTTGCGTAGACGTGGCGGGTTAGAAACTTATCTTTGATCTATAAATTCTGCGGTTATTTGTTTGTAAATCTGATCAGCCAACATCATATTATAGTCCGGAGAAAGATGATTATGATATTGATTCATACGTTGGTTGACTGCATTATCTGTTTCCCACGAGTTTTTTGTGCCTCCAGCAGATTCAATTGCCAAATCAAGCAACGGTTGGGCGAATTTTAACCCACCTAGTGTTGAAATATACTCCTGATTTATGTGAAAACACTGTATATGTAACACTTGTTTACCTTGCACTAGTTTATTTAATTCGTAAAACCATTGTTGCATACACCACTCTGAAACATCATTTGTTTGTATATAAGCATGCCAAATTTTTCTGGCCTGCTCGGCCTCGGATGAGAGAATACCAAATATAGGATTGCTACTTAACAATCTTTGTGGTTGCGTGTGACAAAAAATAAAATATTTTGTGCGGTCAAAATTATCAGTGTTACAATAATCTATTAGATGTTGGCGCACTGGCCACCATCCTTGGCCAGGAAAACCTTGCCCTTGTAATTCTAAATTAAGTTTTTTGGCTAGTATGGCAGGCCAATGTGTATCAGCATCTGTTCTGTAAAAACAATAACTGTCGCCTACAATGTAAATATAACTCATGAACACACTTTTACCTTATATAACTGTTCAAATCTATTTGTATCTGCACGATCATTGACCATGGGTTCTCCACGTATGTTGAGGCTGGTGTTTAACAACATAGGGCATCCAGTGATCACAAACCATTTTTCTAATAGTTCTCTTATGCCAGATCCGTCCGGTGGCACAGTCTGGATCCTACTAGTCCCATCCACATGAACGATAGCAGGAAATAGGTCAGGGCGCCGACAACGACCGACGATTTGCATGTACCTAGTATCAGTCCAGCCGCCAGGCATATCAAAGTACTGATCAACCAGTTCCTCCAAAATAACTGGAGCAAATGGTCGGAATTTTTGTCTGCGTTTGATTTCATTTACACGATCCTTGATTTCGTTGCCTCTTGGGTCTGCCAGCAAACTTCTATTGCCTAAGGCTCGCGGCCCAAACTCCGCTCGACCACTAGCCACCCCAACAATACAATCACTAAGGAGACAATCAAGTATATCATTAGTTGGATAGCACCCATCAATATCATGGCCAAGAAAAGCACTACGCCAATTAAGACGTCCACCATATGCCAATGCTGCGGCACCAAGGCTAGAACCAGCATCACCAGGATTAGGCATAATCCAAATGTTTTCAAAATATTTCCCCAAATTTCTATTAGCCAGGCAGTTGAGTGCAACACCACCCATGTAAACTAAATTAGAGCTCCAACGAAAATCTCGAGCTCGCTTCATAACATTATATATCAAATTTTCTGCCAGGTCCTGACTCATTGCAGCAATATCTTCGTTCTCTGCATGATCCATAAAATCAGCATCAACACCAATGTGCAAGTTTTGTTTGAATGTTACCGCATGTTCGTCTTTGACTAGACGTCTTTTTAGTAAATCACCAAGACCTTGGCCACCATATGCACTCATGCCCATCATGATGTATTCTTCTTCCCCGGCTTTTAATCCCACACGATCAGTCATTGCCGAATAAAACAGTCCTATGCTGTGCGGATAGCGTTGTCCCCATAGTTTGGTATACTTTGCTCGATCGTTGACATATTCTGCACCATATATGCTTATGGTATCAAGTTCTCCTATAGCGTCTATAACAACAACTGTGGCTTTTGTGTAGGGGCTGGTTTGGAATCCTGCGGCAGCGTGCGATAAATGATGGGACATGAATCTCCTAGGGCACCGTAGTAGTCGCTCCTGATGAACAGATACAGATAAATGTTTACGCAAATACTGATCAAGAGTGAAATTTTTAAAATCAAATGCTTCATGATATTGTCCCGACTGTAGTTGTTGTAATTTTTTGATCCACGGTCTTTCGTAGTAGGCCACAAGATCTGGATTGCCATAACCTAGTGCATCTGATATCAGTGCATCGTTGATATGGGCATCGTTTTTGACTTTGCTATAACGTTCTGCATGCCCGGCAAATAAAATTTCACTGTTATCAATCACCGATACTGCAGCATCGTGAAATCCAGCACTTATACCTAGTATCTTCATTTATATATAAAAGGATCTCGTTTGCGTAATTCTTTTAATTTTTTCCTGTAATATATTTCTAATCGAATACGTGCAATTATGTTTTTAATCCAGTTCATAAATATTCCTTTTGTTTTTCTGCTAATTCAGAGTCATAATATGGAACGGCACAAAAAGTTACTGTTCCTTTTTCAACTACTGTTCCTCTTCGAAATGCCATAACTGTTTCTAAGTTATAGTAGTTATACCTGTTGTCAATTGACTGATCCCATTTTAGACCACTGCCTATACTGGTATTGTTACGTATTTCATAATTGGGCTCCACTGATCCTGCAAATTCATACCAATCTTGATTCCAATCCAGCAGATATGGCAATATTAAAAGTCTCCACCCAGATGCCATTTGGGCACGCCACGGCCAAAACATCAGTCTGAATTGATATTCATATGGACTAGAATCTCTAGATCCCTTAGAATCTAGTGCGTGTGTCCAGGCGTGTTCACTGCGATTTGCCCATGGTGTACCATGCATCATTTCTGGATGTAGATGCCCTCGAGCAAAATACGTATCGTAGCCATCTACAGTTTCTGGTAATGGTATAGTATACCCAATGTTTAACAATCCTCTAAATCCCAAACAGTGTCTGATAGTATGTTGTAACCCAAATCCTTCTGGCAGATAATCTTTTAAATTTCCTTTAAGATTACGAAACCAATCTGGTAAAAAGTTTTTAACAGGAGCAGGTGCTGGACAATTCAGATACTGAATGGCAGGGTCCGACGAGTATTCCCATGTCAAATAGTCAGTGACTCGAACTGTAGTCATATCCTGGTTTCATCATGTTGATTTGTTGTTGGTAATAATCTGGATCACTCCAGGTGTAATCGTATGTAGCACTTGCATTGCCAGCTTCTATTCTGTATATATCCAAATATTTACTAAGTATGGGCCAGACTTCACGAAAATCAGTGGTGCCAAAACTTGACAGCAATTCTACTTGCGCCACAGGATGATATCCAAAGTTGTATTCGTTATTTTGTGCGTCAAATCTATTACGGTGTAACCACGCTCTGAAGCCGGTCATTTCCTTTGTGTGCCACGGATGTGGACCGTGAAACACAACATCTTGAGCCCAGTCAATATCAAACTCGCCGCTGTAGAAACGCAGATGAGTGATAGCATCGCAGGTAGCCTTGTTGATGTCAACACCATTTTCATCACGATATACTTCATATAAAGTTTTTCCAATCTGGGTCCAGTGTAAATAAACTTCGCCAAAACGTCGATCGTAACGAGTTTCATCGAAGGTTGTTTTATATTGATTGGGAAACTCCAATCGCGGCGCATTTAAAAAAGTAGTAATTTGACTGGGTCGAATCCAGTCTGAATCAGATGCCTGTTTGCGTTGACTCAAGATTAAACTTTCTGCTTCGTGGCATAGATTATTCAATTGTCGGATGGCAAATTTGGTTTCATAATTGGCACGCTTGTACCATTCACTTAGTCCCCAAACAGTTCCTTGTAGATTTTCAAAGTGATTATGCAACTGATTCAATAACTCTTGATTAGGGTTCAATCCTTGTCTGACTGTGTTCAACGCAAATATTTGAGAAATCCAGTAGTCACCTTTAAAAAAATTATTGATTTGTTGGCAAGCCCACGTTAATTCTTTGCAAATGTAACTCAAATCTCGTGAACTATTTGGAAATCCTAAAAAGCAAAAGTTTTTTTCCAAATAATTATTTTGTTTTAATAAATTTTGTAATGCAAGGTACCAATTATTAGCCATTGGGGAATCATTAACTGCAATTGTATAATCAATTGTGTCTGATTTGTTCAGTGGATTACGTAATACGATTTTAACAGATTGAGTCATACCATTCCAAAATTTCGGGTTTTCTTTTAAATATATCTCTAATAGACAACCGATCCTTACGGATCCGTTCAAGTTTTATCAGTCTGAATTTACCTTTGAGCAAGCCTGCTTGATATTCATTGGGCCACTGCTCTTGAAATGTAGGTCTTGTTTTTAACTGTGTCAAAACATCTTGCATGGCACCATACGAAGTACTTATAAGGGTGTCAAGCCAAGGATCTAATAATTCTCTAGGCAACGCCAATGGACTCATGATGATATCAGGGCTAAAACTAAAAATAACTTTAGCCAACATCTCTACATTTAGTTCATGTGCCAATGACTGCATGTTTTCAACTTCAAACATGCCTGGCAATGTCAGTGTAAAATCCAGTCGCATGTTGCGTGGATGTCGACTATGCTTGATTCCTTCTTGAAAATTGGCCACAAATTGTGTGTAATCAAGACCTGTGCGTATGTATTCACCTATCTGCCCAGTTCCGTCGAGGCTTGCACAGATTTGCCAATCGCGTATGCCACTAAGAATATCACGGTAAAGATTAATGCCGCGATAATCAATCCTACTGAGATTTGTATTGTATCTGGCATAAACTCGTGCTCCGTCGCCTAGTTCAATTATGCGTTTCATGTATCGCCAGTGTTGTTCAAACATCAGTGGTTCGCCACCAACCCAATATACCTCTTCTACTCGGTGTTCTTCTACTGCTTGGGAAAATTCTTGCTCAATCTGTGTGTCTTGAAATCTACTTATTTGATTTCTGACTTTGGGTTGCATCCAATTATTTTTAGGATTTGACAAATCAAGCATACTGTATTGCCGTTGTTCAGATTCCCACGAACTTGATAACATATCACCACATGTACGACATTTAAAGTTGCAAAGATTACTAAAACGATAATCCCAACTCACAGGTTTCATTGTTGTATATCCTAAAGCATCAGTGGTTCTGTTTATTTCATCACGTTTGTGTCCAAATAATTGATTGAAATAACTACGATATACATCTGTGTTTAATAGCTTGTCATTGCATACTTCGCATTCAGGAAGTGTTTCACCAGCAAGCATGCGACGTCTTACGGAGCGCATATGCTCACTGTTCCAATGTTCATCTAAAGTAATTGGTGTATAGTTACCAGTTCCGGTACTGGTATCAATATACTGTTCAAAACTTTGTGCAGGTTCTCTGCTGGCGCAACACATGCGTCTTTCTGTTTGAGGACTAAGATATGTATGAGTCCAAGGAGCCATACATAGTTTTTCATGTTTTGACATAGTTGATCAGCGTTGCAAGTTCTGGTTCAATCACGGACAAGTTTTGATTGCGTTTGCGATCTAGATCTGCTATTTTCATACGCAGTATATTACCGTCAAGACCAACGCCGCGATTCATGAAATCAATGATTTGTGAAAATTCTTGGCGTGTACGATCATCTACTTTGGCCTGTTGTAATTGAGTCGCAATTGCAGACTTTGCATTGTCTGGCAGAGTGCTAATGCTAAAATAATAAGCTTCGTGCATTATATTCCAGTAAACAAAATCAAAATTTTGTGTTGCTATCCATTTTGCAAGTTCTTCAAGATATAACACATTGAATACATTTACCGTGGCACAAACTTGTAGTTGTATATTCGAGTAGTGTTCTCTCAATGTACGAAACCATCCAATGTTTCTACATACTTCTTGCCACTTGGCATTTGTTCGTTGATATTCAAATCTATCTCCTACATCATCAATGCTAAATGCAATTTCTACTAATTTAAAATGCTTCCAAATTGCATCAGCATCTTCTGGATATTGTGTGCCATTTGTATTGTAATGTATTTCAATGTTGCCAGCAATACCGCGATCCACTAGGCCACGAAGCATATCAAAGTGTTCTTGGATCATAAACGGCTCGCCACCAGTGAATTCAATGTAGCGAATTTGATCTACAACTTGATCTATTTCTTTCCAGAATGAGGGATTTTCCCTTGGCCAGGCACCTTTCTTGAGCATGACATAATGATGATTTGTTTTACGATCTTCATCTGGCGCTAACGTAGCAAGTTCTTCCACTGCAAATTGACTGCTTGACCACGATCCGCAGATACGACATTTGAGATTACATATATTGCCTAGTTTAAGATCCAAGAACATCAATGGTTTCGCATCTGCGGTCCATAGACTGTCAGTCAGCATGTGCTTGAGTCTATCTAGTGTGTGTATGCGTTTGCTGGTTCGTCCCGAGCGTTCTTCTCGCCAGCATTTCCTACAGGCACTTGGTTGTTTCTTGTCCAAAAATTCTTGCCGAAGTGTTTGCATATAATTGCTGTTTTGTATGTTTACAAAACTTGCAGTGTTCAAATCAAACTTGTTACCATTATTGTCAACAATTTCTTCTTCGGCCAGGCAACAAGGTCTTACAGTGCCAATGGGACTGGTTTCTAAGCTGACCCAAGGCAACACACAGAATTTGTCATGAGGTATGTTCATTGTTTTAAAATCTTATGTGTTTGACCTTGTGGTATTCTTGATGATTCTCTGCGATACTGTACAATAGATGCTAGTTCTGGTACCACTGATATCAATGATTCATTGCGACTCCAATCAAGATCATTTACTGTGTCCCAAAAGTCGCCTAGCAGGTGACTGTTGTCTGTGGACATCATAAACTGTATTGCGCCTTCAAATCCTCCTACTGCTCGTTGAATAGTATCAAGTGGACGTAGCCATTCTATGTGTTGTTCAAACTGTTGTTTAAACTGTTGCTTGATGTCAGCGGGCAACATATCAATACGATAGTCTTGTGGTCCTTGCAAGATATTCAAGTTAAAGTCCTTGGCTTCAATAAAGCCTTGATCAACCATGTAACGATGAAAATTCACAAAATTCCAGATGTTCATCATACTTAGTGTGGGACTGATCATAAAATCAATGTGCGGGCATTCACGTTTGAGATCACGAATATTTTGCTCTACTTCAGTCCAGTTGGTTCCTGAGCGTATAATACTAGCACGATCTCCCATGTCATCCAGACTGGCAGCAACACATACATTAGGAAATTGTTTCCATAAGTCTAATACATTTTCGCCTTTGAATTTTAATTCTGTTAGATTTGTATTGTAGATCAGTCTCACATTGGTATTGCCTTTGGCTATCAGCAACTTTAAAATACGGTTGTGTTCTTCCATGATCAAGGGTTCGCCGCCAGCAAAGTAAATCTGGTCAAGATGCGGAATATGTTCCTGCATCTGCTCCCAAACATCTTCGTCATGGCGGCCAGCAAATTGTACTCTGGGACGCAGGGGTTTGCCCCAAAGTTTAACATCATCATCATACCAACGACTGCTGAAGATACTGCCACAACTACGACATTTCAAGTTGCAGATATTGCTGAAACGCACATCCCAGTAATGTAGTTGCATGTCTGGTAAACTGCCATTGGGCAGGGTTTGGTCTATTTCTGCTATGTGTTGCCCAAAGTTTTTGTTTGAATTGTTGCGCATGCTGGCAAATCCAGCAGCTTCTTGCTCATAACAATCACTGCACTGACGACAGGGCTTGTCCGCCAACATGTTGGTACGCATTTCGCGCATGTCTGTATCGTTCCAGATTTCTCTCATGCTTTTTTCTTTGAAGCTACCTACAGGATGACTAGCGTTGGCCAAACAACAGGGATAAGCACGACCGTCGGGCCAAGCATGTAAATGTATCCAAGGCAACATACAGAATGTTTCACTGTCAATTAGTCTGTGTCGTTGCTGATCAGTGAGATCTTCCAAATTGATATAACTGGGAATTCTATCTTTCCAGTTGTACTTGCCTAGTATTTTTGTCATAGTGTGTTGTACCAATCTACTAGTGCAGGAAATGTTGCACAAAAGTCCTTGCCTCTGCGCTGATCATACTGTGTGTAAAAGTTTTTAAAATCTCTTTGTAGTATAATCTGTGACATGGCTTCTTTGTGTGCTTCGCTAACTTCGTGAATATAGCCCAGCAATCGTTGTAGTTGATTCCATTCAAATTCTTGCATTTCGGCAGTGTGTCTGTAGGAGTCTGCAAAGTCATGCAGTTTGTTGTAATAGTAAGATCTAATATGTTCTGGGAATACTGTGAGAGATTGAAAGCTAGGAAAGCGTAGTATATTTAACGAAAAGTTAATGGCATCTTTGCCGTATTCGCGTTTCCAGTTCATCACACATTCCAAGAAACTATCCAAGCTATCCAAACACAATGCATTGATTGTACACATAACATGTATACCACGGAACTTACCAGAATCCAACAAGCGTTCTACGTTGTTGGCCCAGTCATCCCATACAAGTCCATCTCGAATATATTCAGCTTGCAGACTCATTGACTCGTTACTGGTGTACAAATCTACTTCTACACCATCAATGGAAGCCAGTAATCGATCTATGTCAACATCTGTGCCCAAGTTTGAATTAATGGCAAGACGAGTTTTACTTCGACCTTTGTTGGTTTTAAACCAGTCAATCAGTCGCCATGTTTCGGCACTCATCAATGGCTCACCGCCAGTTATTCTGAGTTCTTGCAGTGTTCGGTGCAAGTCGGATTCCCACCATGAAAAGAAGGCGGTAACGTAGGGATTAATATCGCCATTTCTATACAGTTGACTGCTGCTGTGATCATGACTAAAGTGGCCACGGCCGTCTGATACGAGCCCCAAATAGGGTCCATTATTCCTAATGTCTCGAACCCAAGTGCTACTAAAAGCAGGATTACAATAGCTACATGCAAACTGACATGTGCGATCAAAAGCAATTTCCAATGTTTTAAGATCAACGTCTCTACTAGCTGGCGTACGAAATGCATGATTCAAATCCTCTATAGGGTAAATTTTACTTTTGTATACTCGGTCACTAATAGGCACAGGGTTATCACTCTTTGCATATTGTTCATCATTTTTATACATATCCTCAATCTTCCAGCAGTACTCACAGCCTGCAGGTCGCTCTCCCCGTTGCATTTGTTCACGCTCTATTTTTTTCTTTTGCGTGTTGTGTATGGCCTTGGGATTGATTTTGATTTCGTCCACATCTATAGCATGTGGCAACGGATGATGGCAGCTGGTAGTTTGACCCGATCCCAACCATATGGTGGCATTGTACCATTTGGCTGCACAAAAAGAACCAGACTTTGTATCCAACACCTGTTGTTTAAATTCAAGATCGTTCATTTGTTCTGACACCCGGTAATATGATTTTCTAAAAATCTATACGGCCATTTAACAGTATCTTCATAAGGCCAATGTAATTTTTGCCACATCGTGTAAAGTTCTTTCGCTTGATTTAAATTTATGTTTGTTTTGACTTGTGAGTTTATTTGATCAATGTACTGTGTTTTATTCAATAACACATCTTCGAGGTCAATCACGGTTACATTGTTCAAAAGAGCCCATTGTTTCCACTCTTGCTGTCTACTATCAATAATTTCTGTCATGTTAATTAAATTGGTTTTTACGTATTCATCAATGCCATATTTTTCTATAAATGCTTTTTTGTTTTCTTCAATATTTTTTTCGAATGTAAAATTGTGTGCTGATTCGTAACCCTTTTTTTCGCAATAGGCACGCATCTGCCACAATGTGTCTTGTTTGCCACTTGGACATATATAAAAAATTTCAACATCAGAATGTGTTTTTTTTATTTTTTTTATAGATTCAAAATCATGTATCGTAAAAACTATTTTTTTATCTTGGAGTATATGTTTGGCTCGATCATTGAGAATACTATCAAATAATTTGCCGTCGTAACTCGCTTCAGTAAAATCATAACCATATTCAGTTTTGTATTGTCTTAGTTTGTATTCGTGCGTGAACCATAAATTTAATCTGTCTTTGAGATAATCCGGATATATTTGTTTTTCAAAATAGGACATTTTATCTTCATGTGTTATATTGTTCATCATGTGGACATTTGGCGATAACAGTATAAGATTTTTAACAAAATTCTTTGCCGAGCCCAAGTCTGCCCATACAAAAATAATATTATTGTTATTCATTGAATTTGTATTGATCTATAAATTTAAAGAATCTATCTGGAAACTCTTTTCTGACTTTTACTCGCATTTCCGCAAGGTGTTGCTGATTGTACTTACATACATTATAACATTCTGCGAGAAACTTTGCAAGATCTTGTTGACATAAATCTTCAACTATTGTAACTATTCTTTCTAATCGAGTCGGATTATGATCAATTTGATCAAATGACTCATCTATAACATGCTGAAATGTTTTAAATCCTAAATTATGCATGTCTCGATAATATCCACGATTGGCCACCGCTATCCAAGGATGGCCCATGGCCACTGGTTTCCAGATTTTTTCTGTGCGAAAACTGTAAGGATAGTTATACACAGTTTCTGTAATTAAACTAAAATACGTATCTATATATGGTTCTGCCTTTAAATAAATTTCTCCCCATTCATTGTTAAACAAATGATATTTTACGTATGTCTCGCTAATGTCAGCATTGACACGATTTTTATACTGATCAACTTCGTACTGGGGAACAAGGTACCTAACAGGGCCATTGACCTGATCCAAGTTGGTCCAAAGACATTGATCTATTAAGCCAGAATTTAAAAATCTGTTTATTAAATACCGGCGATGATTACGCCCACGACCATTCAAAAATAAAAATTTGTAAGGTTTATGTTTTTTTTCAAATATTTTTTCAACCTGTTGTGCAGCAGAAATATTTTCTGTGTAGTCGTATAATTTAGGCAAAAAACTATCGTACTGCAAACATGGCCATTCAGAATCCATATCGCCGCCACCGATAATTAGTATCTGTTTTGCTTTGACCAAGTCAGTGATACGAAATGTTTGATCACAGTGAGTTCTTAAAGTGTCAGATCCTTCAGCTGGATTACTTAAAACAATTTTAATAACGCAGTCTGTTGTTAGCTTGCGTATAAGATCAACGTTGATATAAAATTGTCTACGGCCTAGTAGGTACACTGCGCCTGTTATAAGTTCATTGGTATCGATGTGTTCTTGAAAATTCCAAAACTCTGCATCTGCCCACGGCTTTAACTGATCGTACACTTCACAATGTGTATCTAGCACTAGTTTAAAATTTTTCTGCATAGTATTTGCACTCGTTCCAAAATTCTTTCATTTCTGGAAAAATCTTTAAGAAGTCAGTTTTGCGTCTACGATCATGTTCTGCAAAAAATCTAAAAAAATCTGCTTTGTTTTTTTTTACGTAATCTGTATCTAATCGTTGTCCATCCCTCATCCAAGCAATATCTCTGTCCAATCGTTGTAGTTCAAAGTCTTTGAATCCGTGAAACGGATCTTCCTCGGTTTCTAATTGTCCCAACATGCATCCCCATAGATGCTCCAACTGATCGGCGTAGCTTTCTGGTAACAATTGAAGGCTTTGCCATGTGGGTTGTTTTAATAATGGAGTATCAAACCATACTCTTTGATAAGTTTTGCTGTATATTTTCCTGAGTCCTAGTATGCCAGCCATGAGTTTAGGAAATCCAGTGACTGAAAGATTGTTCATGGTTATAATGAATGTTATTGAATTACGTCCAGGTATCTCGGTTAGGAATTGATTCACACGGTCCCATAGCAAATCAAAATTCAAACCGTGACGAATGTACTCTGCTTGTTCCATCCAAGAATCAAGACTCACAAACTGCATGAAGTGTTCAATCCGTTCACCTTCACACAATTGCTTGACTGACTCTTTATACTTTTGCCACAGACTTTCTTCTACACTAAAGTTACTGGTCACATTTAAGTGCAAGTCTGGTTTGGGATTGGCCAACACATAGTCAAACACACGATAGGTGTTCTTGTCCATGAGTGGCTCGCCACCTGTCATGCGAAAATGTTTGAGCTCTGGGTACAGTGTGGGCCACCAACGCCAAAACGCTTCCACATAAGGATTGTGTTCTTTTACAGGGATAGGACGATTGCGCCCTGTAAAATGCTCAGGATCATTGTGAGGAATACTAGTAGGATATCCACCGTGCCGATCGACTTCAGACTGCCAGGTTGAACTAAACTGCGGACTACAGTAACTGCATGCCAAATTACAAGCATGATTAAAATTGACTTCAACATAACTGGGAACGACATCTTCATCTCCTGAGCTGTATTTAATCCGTTCAAAATCTGCTGCAGCCCAGGGCTCACCAGAGCGGTAATGCCGGTCACTGAGTTTACCATTATCTTCCATGGTCCAGCAGTAATTGCATTCGGTGGGTCGCTCTTGTTTTAGCATGATCTTACGTTGTGCTTTTTTATGCCAGGTATTATGTAATGCTGACGGATTGATTTTGATGGCTTCTGGATCTATCATGTGCAGTGGCGGATGATAGCAACTGTTATTAAGTCCTGTAGTTAAATGCAAACTAACTTGTTTCCATTTAGCCAAGCAAAGTGCAGGACCTAGCTCTTCCTTCATTTGTTCAGCAGCAGTTAAAAATTTTGATTTAGAATGATTATTATTTTTATGCTCATTGATCATGTAAATCCTTAAAATCTTGACTGTCCAATGATAAAACTTTTTTGTAGTTATGATTTAGTACTTCTTGCATTTCGTTATACATAGCAGTTAACTCATCAAAAGTTCTAGTAGATATATCGTCTATTACTTTTTTAATTTCATGTATTTGATGCGAAGAATGATCTTGACTGTATCCTTCGTCCCACCAATGCTCAAATGTTAAAAAACCTAGCTTCTTTAAATTTTTTAAAAAATTCTTAGGTCCTTGAACTATAAAAGGTGTTTTTAACAACATGGGTCTAAGAATTTTTTCTGTTGTAAAAAAAGTATTTCCAGTATAATAGGATTCGCATACAATTTCTACAAAAAAATGTTGATAGGTAGAAGAGAATATATTTTTGTCAGATTTTAGAAGTTGTTGCGCAGGATTGATAGGTAATGATTTATCTATTTTGACTGACCCCCCATTGGATAGCATTATTGGACATTTCTTTAAAAAATTGGAAACTGTAGTTAAATCTGAAATATTATAAGTTTGCACCAAATCATCTAAACCAATGTTGTAGAGATGAAAGTCATCCGTTTTGTTAAAATGATAGGTATATATTGATTTGTCTCTATATTGATCGTCTAAATACGATGCAAGATACAGTCGAGGTGCATTGCTTCTTCCTACAAACATACCAAAATGTTTTAGTTTATCTTTTTTACTTAAATTAATAAAGTATTCATTGGTATTGTGTAGTAAATGTATAGGTGGTAGATATTTGATATCTATAGTATGATGTTTTTCTAATGCATTACTTGTGACAATTGTAACTTTTGTTAAATCATATTTGAACTTTTGAGAAAGACTATACAAAAAATTATAAATTCCTATTTGTTCTGCATCTGGCGCCTCGCATAGAAAATCCAAAATTATTTTATTACCAAACGACATGGCCAGTGCTATGTCCGTAAAAATTTGTGCCTTATTCCATATTTTATTGTCACTTGTAACAATTTTTATAACTGTTGACATTACCATCCTTCTTGTGATCGTATCACATCTATTTCCCGAATCATAACACCGCGATTGTGCCAGTTTGATCTATAATGATGTTTAAAAAATGCACTTTCTTTTTCTAGTATTAAGTTAATTGGCAAATCTAATTGTGTAACTAAATCTTCTGCCACACGGCCTGCAAGCAATTCTGGATCACTATCTTTGACTGTGTCCCATATTTTTGCTAACTCATCAAAATTTTGTACTGTTCGATAATCCCATTGTGGGGTGATCATGGTCATATACGTGCCCATACGGGCACCGGCTATGGCCCAGATTCCGTATTCAACGTCTCGTCCTATATTGTGCCATATGGTCAAATGATCTAAATTTCTACTGTGCACACGGTCTTTAAATTCTGTAATACTAGGACGATTACCGCGATCCAAACACATTTTTACACCTTCACGAAACCCTGCTCGCCAGGCATGAAATGCTGAACCATTTGGGTAAGTTATACTATAGCAGTCATGCATAGGCCAATACATGGGATCAAAACAGAATTCAACTTCAGTTTCGGATCGACCGTCAGTTGCTTCATGTGTACGCATATTTTGTACAAATTTACGTGTCCAAGAACTTAGGCCGCCATTGCCGTACATTAGACCATTGATATGATTTCGTGCTCTCCAACGAAACACTGCTGACTCCCATTGACTATCTGGCAGTTCTAATGTTAAATTAAAAAATTTTTCGTCTGGTATGTTGTCGCCATCAATTAAAATAAATCTTTCAGTGGTACTAGCACCTGCCGCTGCTTTGTGTGCAGTGTCAGATCCTTTTACTCCATCAACTCGTGTTGCCCACGGAATCATATTGCGTACTTTCACCCAAAATTCTTCTCTTTGTGGTTCATCGTATGATAGATAGATGCAGTCTAAATCTGCTACGTCAACTTGTTTCATCTGTGGCTTTCAATTTCCAATGCTGTGTATTTTTATGATTGCTTATAACTGCAACATCTCTAGTATCACAAGCTTGTCCTTGGCTGCTAGGTACTAATTTTGATATTGTATTAGTTTTTATATGTAGTAGTTTACCATCAACTACTCGAACTCTTGGAGATCCTGCAGCAAATGTTTCATGGTCTATTTCTATGTAATTACCTGGAACATCTTCCATGCTATAAAATAATAAGTATCCTTGATCATCATGGTACAATCTATAAAATGCAGGCTTGGGCAGTTCTCGAGGCAGTGACCATGCAGCCCAAAAATTTTCTGTAGTCTCATTCATCTGCGGACTTCAATCCATTGCTATGTTTGTCTGTAATTTTTTCTACGTCTTGAAATAGACGTTTTTCTTGTTGGGTAAGTTCTTTAAAAACTTTACGAGGATTAGAACACATAACACATTTTGGACTACCGCAGTTCATGGCATGATGTTTGGCAAATTTATGCGGCTCTGTTACTGGTATGCCAAAGTCTTTGGCAATCTTAGTTTGTTTTTTAATGGCATTTTCGTCTTTAAGTAAACGTTTGGAGTGTTTAATTTTGTCTTGTTCTTTACTCATCCATTCTCCAATCCTTGACGTGATAATGGAACAACCCCCATTGGGCCACAGTATTTACTCTGAGACCAGGATGAGTATTTTCCCATACTAATTCTTGTGTCCAGTCTTCAGTGGCTATAGGATTTATATATTTTTTCATATGCACAATGGTTGGGCCCAATCCTGCAGGTAATGTCACACGTTCCGGGCCCATAATTACTGCTGCCATTGCATACACAACATCTGTGCTTGCGTTTTCATCAGACATCTTTAATAGTTTTTTATAAGCTGACCAATTCATAAAAATAGTCTGCACTAGATCAAAAAATTCTTTGGCAGTTTTGCTAACACGCCAGTATGTGATAGCATTATATACATCTGGTAAATGATTGTTGTCAAATATTTTTCTATAGTATCTTGACGTAGCCGGTTGATCATAAAAATCTCTCGCTCCTTGACTGATCACAACATCACGATTTTCAAACAGTGTCCACCAATGATCAATGGGGCTTGCTAAAATCATGTCAGCTTCTAGTTTAATGGTTTGTCTGTACGGACTGGCACGAAATACCTGACAGTCATTGGCATATCCGCCTAGATCACCATATGGTAACTGCTCTCGAGTTAGTATTGTTATATTAGCGTCAGGATGCCATGCTCGTATGCTATCAGCTAATTGGGCTGCACACGACACATAGTCAGTTGTATCCGAGTTTATAGCTGGAATCAAGTATCCACGTTCATGAATTATTGGCAATTATCTCTCCAAGATGATGTTTACCCATGGCATGAAAATCATTTGTTAATTTTATCCATCGTGCTTTTTTTTCTGCAGTTGTAAAATCTACTCGATATGTATCACTGTCTAATTGTGTCAACACATGATCGGGTGTAACTGTGGCAAGATTCCACGGTATAACAGGTGTACTCAAGGTGTGACCATCAACTATGTTCATGGCAATACTCAATGCAAAATCATTTCGATAAGTGGATCTTACAATTCCGTATAAATTTCTATAGTGTTGCCAATTATCCCTAATCATCTGCATGGATTCAAAAATTAATTCAGCAGATTTACTGCGACGAAACAACATAACAGTGGCCCAGTTCATTGGCATTTGATGCTGACCAAAAAAATTGTTGTCGTCAAATGGTTGCAATCCTGTGACATCGTATGCCCGTCGATGACAAAGAAAATCTTGATCAGTATACAATAACTTGTTTAGTTGGTCACTGGCCACTACATAATCTGCATCAAGCACAAGAGTTTGCTCCCAGGGACTTAGTTCGTAAGCATTTGATCTGTTGCCATTGTACCAAGTGACTGTGGCATCTATGTCAGCGAACCACCGTGAATTTTGACTATCTGTTGCGGCATATACAACTTGCTCAAATTCATAATTTGCTGGAATTGGTTGATCAGTAACAACACAGACAGGAAGATTTAAATGTCTGCGAATATTTTTTGCCGACCAATTGGCCATGGCAAGATAATCAATATGCTCATTGTTGTAGGCAAATATTAGTACACCAGTAGTCATCTTTGGTTGGTTAGCTCTGTGTGTTCTACCAACCAAGCATTCATTTGTTCTTGCCAGCGAGCAGCAGCCAGATTCCAAAGTTCCTTGGAATTGACTTTAACAGGATTTTCATAAAGGTCCAATAGTACCACATCTTTGCCCAAAGTACAACAATTTAATATTGATAACAATTGTGGTCCCGCTTGCCAAAGTCCTCCTGCATGAGCAAAAGTCATTTTGGCTTGATATTTTTCTTTTAACACTCGTTTTGTAACAGCATGATCAAAACGGCTACGACTATGTGCAATTAATTCGTCAGTATTCATGTACCAAGTATACACTAAGTTTGACTAAAGGTAAAGGACCCGAAGGTCCTTTAGGTAATATTAATTGTGTAATATTATGCTACTGTTGCAGCTACAGTCGGAGTTCCCCATGCAGTGCCACTCAAATAAGTTGTTTCTGGGGGATAATATGTACATAAAACTGTAGGTGCAGTTCCAAATGTAGCACCTGTTGGTGCCGTACCACCAGATATCTGTGCAGTAGATCCTGGATTGGTATCGCCATTGTCGTACCATGTTGTGGTGTAAGTTAGCGTTGATCCTGTTATACTGGCATTGATTTGTACATAGTTGCTGGAATATGCAGTGCCTGAATCAAATTGTTTGTAAATTGTAACAGGGGTGCCTGTTAATGCATATACACCAGTAGAGGTTGCCAGGGTGGTCGGGGTGCCAGACCCACCAGATTTGGTAGTTCCTGTATAACTAGTACTGGCAATAGTTTTGCTGGCAGCTGCACCAGTTTGTATAATTGTGCCTACCACTTTGTTAGCGGTTCCGTTTCCAATAAAATTATTCCATTCTGTGTCGGCAACTGTACCAGTAGATGTTTTACCAAATTGAAATTGTATATAGCCTCCGGCATTGAAAAAACTGTATAAAGCAGTGGTGTTGGCAAACGTCACTGTGTGGGTAAATGTTATTGTCCAAGACGAAGAACCAGATCCTGTAGATGTGGTTTTAGCAGTTGTGCCAGTCCACCCTGTATACTGACTTCCTACTGCGTAAGCATTATTTTGATTTGTATTCAGCGATGTTATATCTGTATTAACATTGGCCAGTGCAGAAATGATATTACCAGTAACTGGGTTGGTTCTTGAAGTTATGGTAGTTCCTTGATGATTAGCTGCAGAAGTTATAGTGCTATTAAGAGTTGCCCATTGCGTTGCAGTTACGACGGCACTGGCAGATACTGTGGCAATATTTCCTTGTCCATAACCGCCAGCACTAGTAGCTGTACCCCACACTGCATTGATATTTGCGCTAGAGGTGGTACTTGCAAATCCGTTATAGTCTGTTGCTTGAATTAACCCACCAGATGAATATGTCATTTCTTATTTCCTTATCATGTTATTGTAACAATAGCTTCTACTGTTCCTTCGCCTGCAACTAATTTATCTTGCAGTGCACGTCCGATAACATTAAATGCAGTTGCTTCACCTGCTTGAGCAGACCTAGCCTGACCGTTGCCGGCTGATACCAATCTGTCACCTTTGTGTACAATGCCAGTAACTCTTACAGGAACTCGACCAGTCATTGCCACTGGTGGATGTGTTGCATCTGTTCCTGCACGGCCGTTCATTAGATAAGCAGCTTTGGTGCTGATAACCCCAAATACTGTTTCACTTAGATCTTCTGATGCCATAGTAATTTCTGCAGAGCCTCCAAGTTCGACAACTGTACCTGGAGCATATTCGGTGTCTGCCGCAAAGCGTTCGGCCATGTCAGCGTAATTGGCATCAATTTGATTACCTGTAATGGTGCCGGTTGCACCATTGATTGTCATTACAACAGTAGGAGTGCCACCTTCATTTACGCTAAAAGTAATATTTCCATTGATGCTTTGATTGGCAATTTGTACATTAGTGTTGTCGCTGGTCACTCTAAAACTGCTGTTCACACCCACTGATAGACCAGCATTATTTAATATTCCAACGGTGCCGGAAGTAGTTGCATTGGCATCATTGCGCATGAATTGTGTACTTGATAAGCTGTTTAACGTTTGAGAATTTGTAGCAGTGCCTTGGAACAATGGTGTTTGACCATTGACTGTGGTTGCTAGTGTAATGCCAGGACGTATAGTTGTAAATCCAGAAATGGTAGAAGCTGGTGTAAATGTTGCATCTTGACTGATAATGCCTACAATATCATTGCCGCAATAAAGTTCAATGCAATAATGATTAACAGGTGGTGAATTGTTGTCTGCTATAGTTGTTGGTATAGCACCTGTTACACCCTGTCCTGCAGTAAATTGTGGTCCAATCAGTAACCATGTTGTACCAGTCCAAACGTTAAGTTGTTGATTTTGAGTATCAAACCATAAATCTCCTGTACTATTGCTAGAAGGTGCAGTTGAACTTGCAGTGGCAGCACTTATAGTTTTAAATACTGTACCATTGTAAATTTTTAACACATTGTCAGTTTTATCCCACCAAAGTTGTCCAGTTAGCGGAGCGCCAGGAGGAGTAGTGTTTGATCCTGACTCTAACAAGCGTATAATATCGTCATTGATAAATTGACCATACCCAGCGTAATTTTTACCTACCAGGGTCATGGAACTGGAGGTGTTTATGGTACCGTCGGGTACGGTAGCAAAAACAGCGCCATCAGTTAAGGTTATTGTATACGACATCTTTTCATTTACTCCATCATTGTGTATTTAGTGCAATGTAATATACACATATTTATGCTGCACTCAAGTTAGTCAACGTTTGAATACGCAAAGTATAGTCAATTTGTATTTGACGATTTAAACTTTTTTGTACAGGATGAAATATAACGTGAGTAATCAGCAACAAATTGGTTGAGCTACCAAACCAACACTTTAGTCCCAATTCATCAAATACATATTCGCCATTGAAATTAGTACTGTTATCAAAGGCCTGTTGACCAGCAGGTTCACCATAATCCAACAAACAAGTAACAACTATATCTGTATAAACGTTGCCACTTGTGTGTAGCACAGTTATGTAATTGTTAGCAGGATCAGTAT